GCGGCATAATACAAGCTACAAAATCTTTTCTAAATCTAATTGGCTCAAATTTAATTGAAGCCCCTTGTGCTCTTGCTATCTGGGATGTGGTGACGTTTCTACCGCCGCCTGATGCAGAAATCATGATTCTTTGGTCTATGCAAAAACCTACGTGAATGATTCTCTCACGTGAACCGTAGAATGCAAGACTGCCAAGACCGAAATAGTTAAGTGCTCCATTTTTAACAAAATAATCATACAGGTCATGCGCTGATTGATCACCCTTTGGATCAATGCCAGCTTTTTGAAGTAATGCTTGCACAAATCCGCTGCAATCATAGCCCTCTGGCCCCTCCCCTCCCCATATGTACGGCTTGTTATAGAAGGTAAGTGCGTAGTCGTAAATTTCAGTAAGTGACTTAGCGCTCATTTGTTTTGTCTTCCATTTTCATTCTAAATTCTGGATCTTGCTGCGACATTAAGTAATACGTTGCTGCAAAACTGCTTTCGCCACGCTCTGCCGCCGCTTTTAGCGGTGCTTCGTATGGTGTGCCGACAATTCTTTGCAGTGTGCGTGCGCGATCAATTTGCTGAGACTGTGGGCCTCTATCTTTAGATGAGATCTCGGGAGCTGATTTGCCGCCAGCCACTTGTTTGAATATTTCTTGTGGAAATTGTCGTGCTGCCTGCAGAGGAACGGCCCGATTTACTGCTGATGCAGCAGCGGGGCTAATGGGCGGGCTATTTTTAGCCACCATACCAGCAAGAGACCCTAGTTTATCCATCGTTACGGCCGCTGAAGATGAAATTCTTGGAGCTAAAGCACGTCGTGCCGCAATTCCTGGTAGAGCCGCAATTGGCCCGCCAACAGCGCTTGATGCGCCAGCCGTTGCTATGTCATTTAGTCCTAATATTGGGTGCTGGTTAAGTTGTGCCGCTCTTTTTTCTGCTGCCTCTTGTATGGGGGCAGCTAAGCCGTAATCTTTTTTAGCGGCAATAAATTTATCAGCGAGATTAGGATCGGCTTCCGTGGCCCCGCCCTCAACGGATTTCATTAGTGACCGATACGCTTCTTTTCTAGCTAGTGCCGCGTCTGGATCTTGCCAGTTTACTTTTTTATACCCGCGTTTCCATTTTTCTAAGACTGAAAGTGCCTTGTCATCATTTCCAAGCGCATTTGCAACGTCTTCTTTTATTGTTTCTAGTGCCCTTGCTTGAGGTGCTGTTGATGGATCTGACGACAGCTTTGCAATTCTTGAGTCAAACTCGCTCAATACCTTATCTGGAGACACCTTAACACCTTTAGCATCAAGGCTTGATAGGACGTCATCCATTACGCCCTCAGATTTAGTCATTAATTGATCAGTTCTATCGGCAATATTTTTAGGCGCATCTAAAAAGCGTACTAGTTTTTTATCTAGTAGCTCCCTGCCTGCATTTGGGGCAAATTTTTCAGCCTGCACTCTTGTTGCGCCAGTAGCATTTTCTGCTAGATTTTCTGCTTTATCTTTTAATGCATCAGATAACTTTTGAAATCCAGCTTTTGCTTTGTCGGCACCATAAGATAGTGCCGGAGAGATAACTTTTTCAGCAACAACCGATCCACCGGCACCTATTCCAGCACCCAATGCCGCATCTTTTGCTAATCCTTGAGTGTCTTCTGCTTTACTACTTCCTGTTGCCATTGTTGCGCCAAGCCCACCGGCCTTTAGTGCATTTAGCGCTGTGGCGCCTTTTGTAGCCCCTAGCCCAGGGACAGCAAGTGTCGCAAGACTTCCGGTTAAGTTTCCGCCGAGAAATGATTTTGGATTTGCTTTTTGAGCTGATTCATCAAGCAAGCGAGACGCATCTCTTTCTTTTAAGTATTCTTCTATGTCTTTGTCGCTGCCCGCATCATACCCAAAATAAGCTGCTGCTTTTTTTGCCGCTCCAGATGGGCTCTTAATCGCGCCTGCTAACTCATCTCGAAAACCAAGTGTAGCGCCCTGTGCGGCTCCGCGACCAAATGATTCTAATTCGCTTGGTGCAATTTCCGCTTTGCTAGAGGACAGAGCCTTAGCTTTTTCTAATTCTAGGAGCTCTAATTCTTCTGATTCACTTAGCGCCATGTTATTTACCTAGTTTTTGTTTTAATTCCTGCAATCTTTTTTCTTTTGTATCATCCCAAGTAGCACTTGGCGCAGATTGAGTGGGCGTGGTTGGTTGAGCATAATTATTGCCTTTGTATCCTCGCATACTGCCGTTTTCTTCAAAGTATTTCATCGAGTCATCTTTAGCTTTTGCCATTTGCTCGAGTTTAGTTTTGAGGGCTTTAAGCTTGATTACGTTTTCTTGTGTCGGCAGGTTTGGATCATATGCAGTGCCCAAAACTTTTTTGCCTTCGTTTTCTGTGAATTGCGCACCCAAGGTTTGCCTTAAAGAGGACATAACAGCATCAGTGATTTTTTGTTGTGCCGCTAGACCAGAAGAGTCTAGCTTAGCTCTAGCCCAGTCTGGCGCCATACCAGTAATTCCACCAGTCGTTACTTTTCCTGTTTCTAAATCATTTATCACGCTATCAATATTAGAAAGATGTGTGCCAGCAGATGCAGATCCGCCTTGAGCAACATATTGTGCGTATTCTTTTCCTGTTGCTTCAGACAGTGCTTTTTCCCCTGGGGTTTCTTTATTCGATACCTTATTTGCGTTGTTCTGAGCTGCTGCCGTTGTATATTTATCGTAAGAAGCAGCACGCTGAGCTGCTATTTCTTCCATTTTTGAGTCGTGAGCCGCTTTTCTTGCGTTTTCTTTTTCGGACACCGACACCTTTTTTTGTTCTAGGGCATCCCTATCTGCTTCTTTTCCGAATTTATATTTATTCATCAAGTAGTCATTTACAAGCGAGCGATCTGTTTTCTTGTCCGCTACCTTCTGTACGTTTTGCTTGTCGAGCGTGTCGTAGAAATCATCTTTTAGATCGACGCCACTTAATCCAGATCCAATAGTATTAAATGCACGGCCAAGATTTGAGCCAAATTGATTATCAGCAGTTTCGCGTCTTGAATCAACGGCGGCTGCTTGATCCTGCTCTAGCTTTTTTCTTAAGTATTCATCAAGTGTTGCGTCCATAGATTATCCTTCGTAAGTTAATTTCTTTTTCTCAGCGTCGTCATCTGCCTGTGATTTTTGTCCATATGCAGTAATAACTTGACCTACGCCCTGACCTGCTTTTGCCCACGTATTTGCAGCAGCATTACCTGCGGCAAGAGCGTTAGACGCCTGACCAGCTCGTGCATTTGCTTTTGCCTGGTTAACATTCAAGTTATTTTGGAATTGCTGTTGAAATAGACCCTTATTGTATCTCTGGTCATTATTTGCAGTCTCAGTATTTGCATCCATGATGCGCTGATTGTTTGTCAGGTTGTATTGTTGAGCTGTGTTGCCACGATCAACATTTGCGCCCCTGACACTTTGTGAATTTTGTGCGTTCCATTTTGCGATAGCATCTTTTGCGGCCGCTGCTTTTTCTTGCTCGCCGTAATCTTGCGTTCTTAAGCTGCCAGCCATAGAGCCTCTTTGCATGATTGCATCAAGTGCGCGTTTTTGTGCTTCAGACGCTACACTTAGCCCTGAGCTATGCGCTCTATCTGCTGCTGACTGTTGATTCATTAGTTGTGCGACTAATTCACTTCCAGAGCCGACCTGACCTTTTGATCTAGCATCAGCTAAAATTGCTTCTCTGTGTCCTCTTTCATCGGCGTTAATATCGCCTATGGTTTTTTCTAAGCCCGCCTTATCGCTCAAATTGTATCCGCCGCTGTCAGAAATTCCCTGCAATTCATCAAGAGCTTTTAATTGTGCTTCTTTATATCTAGGGTCGGTTGAGATACCGCCGTAATTAGAGTCGCCAAGCTTAACTGCCTCTTCTAATTCTGGCGTCATCATGCCTGCAGATCTGTATTTCTCAGATACTATCTGTTGTGCTTCAATGCTTGGTACTCCTATGGCTTCTAAATCTGAAACCGATTTTTCATAAGCTGCTTTTGCTTGTTCGCGTGCGTTTGCTTGTTCTTTAGCTGCAATTGCACTACCTGCTATACTAGAGCCGCCAGCGGCTAATGCTGCAATCCATGGCATAAACTATCCCCCTATAAATTTGTAAAACAATGAGTAGTCATTGTGTTTTCGAAATCCGCTCCAAGCGAATCTCTTTTTCATTGTCGGGATGTTTGCTAAAACAGAAATCATTTCGTAGCCGTTTTCTTTTGCGGCCGTTTCGAGTGTCTTTATCAAAACATTAATGGACTTATCTCTTTGCTGCTCTGTCTTTTCTGGGTTGGCAGCAATGTTATCAATATACGCCTGTTTTGAATTTGTGAAAAATATAAAACCTATTGCTGTATTGTCTACGCAGTACCCGTGATCAGAAAACATTTTCTTTTCAGGAATTGGCACGGCTCGCGCCGATAGCCATTCTTTTAGCATGTCGTAATGCATAGCGTGTGAGTACGGTAAAATCATCTACCGCCCTCAAATCTGCCCCTACCCCAAACACCGCCAGGAGAATCATTAACCGACAGCAATTTATTTAAGGTGTCATAGAATCCAGCGTTCTTTTTCTCTTGTTCATACTGAGAGTCTAAATCTCTAACTCTGTTGTTTAATATATCTCTAATTTCTTGTGGGAATACATCGTCCCTGCCTTCAAAAAGTTTAGGTAGCTCGTTCTGATATGTGGCTTCTATTTGTTTTTGCAGCTCGTTCTTTCTTGAGTCAAAATCTGCTTTTCTTATATCTAGTTCCCCGCGCTTACCATTTATGTAAGAATCAAGTCCTCCAGAATTAAATGTGTTTGTTAGATCGTAGTTTCCAGCCAGATCAGCATTTGGCAAATACGTATTATCAACACCGGCAAGCTGAGTAAGGGCATCTAGCCTTGCTTGCTCTTCTTTTGTGGCCGCCCTGTTGTAATCTATATTATTTGCTTGTGATAAATACTGCGATAAATCGGCGTTAAACAACCCCCTGTCTTGAGCAATGCCGTATTTGCTGCCGGTAGCAACATCTCTGCTTCTAAGTCCAGCAAGAGCCTTATTGTAATCATCACTCTTTTGGGCGTTTAAGCTTTCAGCCCTGCTTTTAGCGGTATTTAATATCCCCATTATTGGGCTGCTTGCTGTGATTGAATTGTCCTCGCCCAGCCCCAGAGCTCCGCGCGCCGTCTGTCTTGCTTGCGCTGTCTCTTGTGCTTTTTGAGTACCGTATTGATTTAGTGAATTTGTTAGATTTGAAAAGTTGTTAGTGAGTGCATCAGCCTTGTCTTGGGCCGCCTTAAAATATTCTCTTGAATTTGGATCAACTTGCACAAGATAGTTATCTAGTTTCTTTTGTCCTGAAGTGTAGTCGTATTTACCAGCACCGCTCCCGTAGTAGCTATCCAATAGTGTCTTTCTGCCCGATTCATCGTTTGCAAGCTTTGCTGCTTGATTTGCTTTTTCAGTTGATTGATTTGTCTGTGAATATAAATCATTAGCATCAGAAAAATTCTTAGGCCCGCCGTAGTTAGCGTCCCTCATTTTCACAAATTCAGATTTGGCAGCGGCATCTTTTGCAAGGCTTACAGGATCAGAATTTAACCGAGAGATAATTCCTTCGTTTAATCCGACAGCGCTACTGTCAGCGCGTTGCTTGAACTGATTCTCTGCATTTGACTGCACACCACTTGCTTGATCAGCCTCCCCCTCAACTTGTCCGGCTAATTGCTTTCCAAATTTAGAAGACTCGTTTGCATCAAGATAACTTTGTAAATTGGTAAAAGAGCCTGACTTTGTGCCTTGTCCTGGTTGATTTGGCTCAGGTGCGCCTTGTACGATAGCGCTTTCTTGGCCGCCTTGTGGTGCTTGAGACAAGACTCCAGCGTCTTGTTTTTTCTTTTCCTCGTCGTCTAATAATCCACTAAAATAGTCCGTTGCCATGATTTTTCCCTTATGGTGTTACACGCACTCTAATTTTGTATCTATATCCGACTGTCAGTGTCGCAATACCAGCCGTCGATGCTCGAGCCATGCTCGTAATAGACACAGTCCCATCGTCTGCAAATTCCCATGCGGCCAAAACAACAACAGGCGTTCTTGAAAGCAGGCTTGTTTCTTCGCTTGCCTCTACCACGTAAAGTGCTCGCGGTTTATCTGCCAGTTTCCACTTAATTTTTTTTGGAAAGCTTGCCGTTGCTGATGAATAAACAAAATCAAAAACTTGCTCTTGGCCTGTGATGTTGTCAGAAAAAGTAAGCCCGCCATTTAAAGACAAAAAGACATTTGTAATAAACCGATTTATCACAGAGAACATGGGCGCAATCCAAGCCTTTTGCTCTGGAAAGTCCTCGACGATTAATCTTTCTGTTGCTGGTATTTTCATGTTGCGACTCTTTTAAAGGTAAGCCCACCAGCCGATTTAATTTTTCCAGACAAAACATGGCAAATATTCGGCCTTGCTATACCTAATTGCCTAGAGGCTTCCGCAATAGAAACGAAAATTCTACCACGGCTATCTACTATAGGTTTCGACAGCTTTATATTGGGGACACCAATCCTAGTTTCAGACATTTTTTTAATTGTTTCTTTATCTCTTTTCTTGCCGAGCCAGTAATTGGATCTGCCGCCTACAACAATATTACATCCGCTTGGGAACTGTGTGTTGAGCGACATAGTCGTCATGTCTTCTATAAGAAGCGCACTCTCTTTTGAAAATGCGGTGCAAAATTTTTCAAACTTTATAACACCTTCGCGCATAAGCTTGTGCAACGGTAATTGACTATTATTTCTAAATGCGTCGCCCCTGTGATTACACATTCTGTCCAAAAATCTCTTGGTGCTTCCGACATAAACGGCCTTATCGGTTCTAGTATCTTTAGCTATATAAATTGTGTACGTGTTTTTCATCATGTTCCAATATCATAAGAATCAGTGAAAATAACCGGCAAAGAGAAGCCATCCAACTTAAAATAACCGTATCCCTGACGATGATTAAAACGCACCCGCAAGTAACTCCCTCTCTGCTTTTCCATTGGGATAAGTGCACGAATTGCAGTTGAACGAATTACCCCCCCCCAAGGTGAATCCCCCCACCCGAATAAACCCCAAAGGCCAGCGCGACTCCCTGCAATTGAAACGCTTTCATAATAAGCAGAGTTGTCAGAGGCAAAAGAGAGTGTCGCATTATTAAATCTTGCCGCCTTAAATAGCATTGCGATCTCTGGAAACTGTTTTGCAAGACCTGGATTACTTCCTGTGACGGCTGCGTATTCAATCTCGCAATTAATTGCTTTATAAACCGTGCAGGCGCCAACGTCCCAAGTGATATTATCCTCAACCGTAACAAAAGCTGCATCGACAGAGATAATTAAGCTTTGAACGCTTGCCGATTGATATAATAAGTCGCCAGCCTCTACTTCTGATGTCGTGTCTAAATAAACGCTGTAGGTGCTAGACGATACGATGTTGTTCGTTATCCCGTAATCAACGTAGTCTGTGTAGTTTCTGTTTTTTCTTTCTTGATCAGTGTAGTAACTTGCGCCATCTGCTAAGTACAATTTATCGTCTGTCGGATTAACAATCGCTGTACGTTTTGCGAGCGTCCATTTCGTGTACCCTTGAGTGAACACGTTAAATACAAAAGCTTGAGTGCCGTAGGTATCTGCTGAAGTCGAGACAGTCCAAAGTATATACTTTCTGTCTGATTCATACCCTACGCCAAAGGAGTAGTATTTTACGGCAGTCAAGGCGGTACCAAATTGGTCAAGTAACAAATCCTCAATGGGCCTACTAATAACACTGACGCCAGTTTCCGTTATTACCGTGATGCCTTGATCACACAAACACCATATTTGGTTATTAACGACGGCTAGTGAATCAGGCGCCAAAAGCTTTGCGGACGAATCCATTAGCTCTACAGCAAATGTATTTGGATCTGTTCCCGTCATTCTGTAAATCCCCTCTTTACCCTTAAAGATAAAAAGAGTGTTACGAAGTTTTGCGAGTCCTAAAATTGGAGTGTTCGCACTTCCAACACGTCTAAAGTTTGCGAGTGGTACGCTTTCCCCTTTGCCAGGCTTTGCGATCATAATCTGATTTTGAAAGTCATCATTCGTACTTGATACGGTTGTGCCAGATGTTGGAAATGTCGGATTGTATGCAGTCGAGTGAGCGCTTGCTGTAAAAGCAAAGCTATTTCCGCCAAGACCCCGCTCTTCAATTAATATTTGACCAGGCAAATCTGTTTCAGCACTTAAGTAGTAGGCATAAACCAAAGTATTAGAAGCGTAACGATTAATGACTCTGATTAGTGAGTTTGCCGTATCTGCAATAGCTTGTGCTGGCGTAATAGTTGTCGCATTAAATGCGGCAATATTTGGTGTGATAGTAAGTGTAACGCCCGCTGTGCTTCCAGTGCAGTTTGCCGCGGTAGTTCCATCTGAAGTTACTAGCGTAATTGTGGTTGACGTGAATGATCCGATATAAGTAGCAGCGGGGATATTAGTGCCTGTTATTTTCCAACCTATTTTGCATCCCGCCGTGCTAACGACATTTGTAAGTACATTATTTGCGTTTGTAGTATCGCCCGTTGTAGTTGTGGCGGTAGCAGAGGGAGCGCTAAAATAACCACTTGCGATTGTCTCTGTCCCTTTTGCCGTGTAGGTGACGCCCGCAATTGTGACGGTGTCGTTAATTGCAATCCCCGCACTTCCGCCAACGGCTAGGATTGTAAAAATCTTTCTGTGCTTAGATTTGCAATTGCCGTAAATTACACAGTTTTGAAATTCTTCTATGTAGTCAGCTTGTGGTGGGCGCTCGTTACTTTGGGAAATCCCCTCTTGAGATGGGGACGTGTAAAGTGTTTGTCCACGTAAATCGTCTGTAGTTCTGTCGATAAATGTAAGATAGCCAGTTACTAGCTCGCCGGCAGTCGGGTTATTTTCATACACAAGACCCAATTCATCATCGGGTGACACATCAACAGCGCCCGAGGCTTTGGATCTATAAACTTGAAAGAAGTGAGATGTCGTAATGCCAGAGGGGATTGTTATTGTAAGGCTTATGTCCCGATTGCCGCCTGAAGAATTGATAGCAACAGCGCGGCCAGAAGGAGCGCCAGTAACAATATTATTCTGCGCATCTTTTATACCCCAAATCACTCTATAACCAGTTTGATTTGCAGTAGCTAAAAACCCACTAGAACCACTTAAAGATACTTCAATGTCTAGCCCTTTGGGGATGCCCGCTAAAACGGGTGTGGCGTTGTAAGCATCCATTTTGTAAATGCCAGCAGAAGTTGTAAAATACAGGTTGTTGTTCGCGGTTAGAAATCTAAGTCGTGCTAAATACTCACTTGGATGCGAGTACGTACCAGATAATGCAACAAATGCGCTACCGTTTAAATACCCGACAGTATCCCCATTCCATGCGGCAAGCATTGTGTCTTGATAGACAGCAAATCTAGAAATCCTGTCGTTTGCACTTGGTAGTGTGTAGGCTCTGTCAAAGCCACGGCGAGACTCTGCTACTTGATCAACATCAATGACGACATTGTTTGCAGTAATGAGCGCACCTTCTGGTACTGCTGAAAACTCATTAGGACTAGTAAAAAGCCCTTTATGTTTAAGCTGTAAAAGCTGCGCCATTAAAGCCCTCGGCGTAACATGCCAGTGCGGTTTTTAATTGATTTGCCTTCTTTTTCTATTCTTGGCGAAAGAAGTGCCACGACTTTTTTCTCTACTTTTTCAGCGGCCTCAACTCCCGCTTCATACGCTTTTGTGTGCGGAGAATTTTTTAAAAACTCATTTGCGCATCTTTGGGCAAGTAACGAGTGCAGCACTCTTGGGATTTGGATAATGGGTGTTTCACCAGCTAAAGCTACCCAGTCCCCAACAGCAAGGCGTGTGGGTAAAGTAGATGAGAAAACGATTGTAGTGCTTGTGACGCTTGAAACAGCTTGATCAATTGCGAGCGTATCAAATTGGGGATTAGCTTGAATTAAATCAAAAGTGTTTGAAGTCGTCCATGTTGTGGGAATTGTACTTGCTGCAAAGGTGAGCGTTTTAGTCCCTGTATTTATAGCCGTAATTTGTGCGGCATCCGAGCTTTCAATGACTGTACTGTGTTCTCTTATGATTGATATTCTAAGCGTTGTATAGCCGTGAGATGTGGCGGGTTTTATAAAGACGCTGTTTCCTTTGATATAAGCGCCTGGTTTATTAACAGGGCTTTCATCTGTGTCTGTCATTTCTTCTTCGGAAATCCACGGCAAATCTAGCCTGTTTGTCCCTTCGATAAGAGCCACGTTTTGAATCTTGCCACCAGCAGCGCGTGTTGAGATTGCGTACTCACCGCTTGAATTAACTGTTCTGTCGTCGTCATAAGAAAAGTAATTTTCTCTTAATCTTACAATGAGCGGCAGAATATGATCTGAAATGCAGTCATTTACAGAAGATAAAAAACCAGCGGTAGCAGTGCTGCCAGATCCAGAAGTAGGGACAGCACCTTTTCGCTTAATTTTTTCAAGTAAGTCTTCAAACGTGTAAGACATTTAACACATCTTTTCGTAGAGAGATTTAAGCTGCATTAATTCTTCAGGCGTCAGTTTAGATTGATCTAATCCTCCCTTGTCTTCGCTCATTTCCATTTGTGGCGACTCAGATTTTTCATGCATGTCTGATTCTTCGCCTTCAGGCATCTCAACGCCTTCTTTGGGTGCCATAGCACTTACTTCAATTCCGACCGCTTTCGGCTTTCCAATTTTTGCAGCCATTCTATCGCCCATCATTTTTTTTATTTCGTCGAGTATTCCTAGTTTTACGTCTTTCATTTTCTCTCCTTAAGATTTCCAGTTAGAAATTGGTACTGTTACGAGCAGTGAGTATGTAATCGCAGTGGCGCTACCTAAGTTAAATGTGGCAGAACCAACAGCCGCAAGAGCATTACCTTCGTTAAGCATCATCATCGCTACGTTTGTGCTGTTGTATAAAAATGCGTAGCCAGTGTAGTTACTTCCATTAATACCAGCGCAGGCAGAGCCACAATTTCCCATTAATCCATCTGTAGCTGCTGTAATTTTTGCAGTGTCGGCAGTTAGTCCAGCTATCGGAAAAAGATATGTGCCAGAGCCGTTTGCTCCACCTGTTCCGTTTTGTTTGTAGTCGTATCTAAATTGAATTGAGTCACCAACTCGACGCCAATATGCCGCGTCTGTCACTGGGGTCGTTGCTTTTGTTGGGGCAGAAGATGATCCACCAATAGTTACGCTGTAGGATGTCCACGGCGTTTCTGTCTTGTGAGCAATAACTTGCCACACAGATGCGCCATCAGAAACAATCTCATACTCCTCACCGCCAGTGTATAAAACTAGGGACGTTGCACCTGTTGTGCCATCAGACAATGTGAACGTATCAGAACCAGCACGGTTAAGTGTTAGTGTATTAAATGCCGCTGTGGTTGCAGCCAATTTAATTTTGTATACCTTACCGGCGTTTGACGATGCGGCTGGCATCGTTGCCGTGTCGTTATTCGTATTTGTAAGCGTCCAAAGAATAAAATCATCGCCAGATAAAATTGTGTACCCAGTGTCAGCATGTGCTTTTGACTTGTACGATAGCGTGCTAGCAGGGGAACCCCAATCGGGATCTGTCCCGTCAGATTTCCAAACAGTTCCGGCTGCGCCTATAGTTTTTTTTGCTAACGTATTGGCAGCGCTTGCATATAGCGTATCGCCCCGAGTGTACGTCGTTATGTTGGTTCCACCTTGAGCTACTGTTGCGTTACCACTTAAATCAGCAAAAGCTACCTGTGCCCAAGCGGGTGCTGCACTATTAACCGCATCACCTGTTTGAGATAAATACTTTTTAGTTGTTGTTGTGTTGCCTGCTAAGCGCGTGCGCGTACCAGATGCCCCACCGTAAATTAAATCACCTAGTGCCGACATTGGTGAAAGTGCATCAAATGCTGCTGCGGCTGTGGTTTGTCCAGTACCGCCTGCTGTAATAGGCGTAACACCCGAAGACGATAAAACTACAGTGCCGTTAAATGTGAGTTGATCAGATGCATTGACTGTAAGTGGGATATTTGCGCCGTTAGCGTTGTTTCGCCAAGCGATTACTTCCGCATTTCCCAATCTAAGTACGCCAGTTGTTGCAACAGTCCCGCGAGATTTGTAATAAATAGATTTAAGACCTGCAGACACACCGAAATCTGCATCGGCAGAGAGAGTGAATGTCCCGCCAGTTTTTTGAAATCCGTGGTTGGCTAAAGCTATGAGTAGACCGTCTACTTTTGTGGCACCCGCCCAGTTTTCTTCCGATGTGGAAGGTACTGAGTAGGATAATCCGTTCCAAGTTACGTTTGTACTCATAGCTCTATTCCAATCTTAATTAGACAATTTCAGCGAGTTTGATCGTTTTGTAGTAAAGACGACCTTGAATGTTGCCTGTGCCCGCTGTTACGTCGGTTGATGTGTGAGCGCAGATAACCGCGTTTTCAACAACAGAGGCAACGATTGCAGGTGACCAGACATCCAAATCAGTTGAGGATTCAACTGAAGCGTTCGCAATGTCTGTTACGACTTTTGCGCCCGATCCGTCTGTGTATCTGACTTCAAGCACACCACTTCCTAATTCAAAAGCTGTATACCCAGTAGCATTAACTTTTAAGAAAAGCCCTGTGCACACATTAACAAGCCCCGAGCCAGGTGCGGCAAGCAATGTTACAGGCGTTGCGTTTAACGTATTCATTTGAGCGGCTGTAAGAACGAAGTCTACGAAGCTGTCACCAGCACGTCCCAAATTATCCGAAAACTCAACATCGCCTACAGACTGCAATTGCTTTTGCTTTGTAGCAGCAAGATTTCTGTTTAAATATAAACTCATTTTTATTTCTCCTTATGTAAGAAAGGGACGCCCATCATTTGATGAGCGCCCCATCTCTAAACAATTAATTAGTCTGTGATGCCAGTGTACTTTGTACATTGTGCAGGCGTTTCGATAACGATTGCCTGATCAGCAAATGCACGCAGTTCAAGACCCGCGACGTCTGGTACTTCCAAGAAGATTTCTTCAGATTTACCAGGGCGACGGAAGGTCACATCACTTGCGCCAACGCGTTTAATTCTCTTTTTAGGATTAGGAACCAAGAAAGCTTCCCCTTCCTTAACAAACGGATGAGCTACCATTTCGTTAGCTCCGTTTGCAGAGTGGTAAACGATAGATTCAGAACCATTCTCAGCTTTTTGAGAATAAGATCCGTATCTACGTAGGGCGGCTTCGTTAGAGTTAAGAGCGTTCCAACGCTTAGTAGCGAGGTACACTTTTGCATCTTCCATAAGGCCCATGTTGACGGCATCAGCAACACCGTTTTGGATAGCGAGCATAGAAATTGCTCCACCAACTGCACGGCTGTTTGCTTTCCAAAGCTCGTAACCAGAGCTTACAGAAGCGCTGATGTTAAATAGCGTTCCAGTGTTCGACATAATCTTGTCGATACCGGCACATTCTTTAAATGCGCTTGCTGTTCTGCTTCCGAAGAAGGACAGAACGTCGCCAGCAACAGTTGTCGAATCAGATGTCCCAAAGTTGATTTGCTTATTAGCCACATCAACAGCGGATACGATTAGACCAGTGGTTGTACCTGTTCCCGAAGCTGCATCATGTGCAGTGTCAGAGCCAGTTACGCCAGTGTAAGAACTAAGTACGCAGTCTTTCATTGCAGACCAAATACCAGGTGCCCATGTGGCGTCAGAGATTGTTGCAATATGAGATGCGAAAGTGCCAACAGTTCCAAGTCCTCTTTGTCCGTATAGGAAAGAGAGTTCAAGGCGTTTTGCAAACGAACGTTGCATATTATCAACAACCAAAGAGGTTGCAGATTCAAATGCAGCGGCACCTGCTTGAGAAGCTTTGTACACGTCTTCGTAGCTAAGACGAGAACGCAGTACAATCATGCTTCCACGTACTTGAGCTTTTTGTACGCTTCCTGCAACGGCAGCGTTCAATGTGAAAGCGCCATCACCGTGTGCACCGTAAGAAAAGCCGTGTTCATGTTGCAAGAGCACCGGCACTTCGTACATATCTCCCAATTTCTCTTGTTGAGAGAATGGGATTTCTTGCATGAGTTTTGCGAATTTTGGGACAGCTTTAATGGTGCCGTCGCCATATACCTTTTTAAATAGTCCATTTAGATCATTTGTCGCTGACATAGATCCTCCAAAGTTAATTAGTTTTTTAGTTGTGGGATGACTTAGCGTCGTCTTTGGAGTCGTCTTGGTAGGCCGCCATCGTGTGAAGACTCATAACCTTGGTAGGGCTAGTGCCCATCGTGTGAAAGAGTCAACCTTGGTAGGTCGCCATCGTGTCCGTTCCTAATTACAGAACGCGGGTAAAAAAAATCTATCTGGCACGCCGTGCTTCTGCGTCTATCTGCAAAGCTCTATTTCTAACCTCATCTCGCCATTCATCAGGCGACATGGGCTTTGCTTGTTGACCTTTTTTAGGATCAACTCTTGGCGTGTCTAAAATTTGTTTCGGGATGTTTGGCTGTCCGGCTCTGATTTTGGCTAAATCACTTCTACGAATTAAATTAACCATGTCCTCACCGAACATTTGAGTTAATTCATCGCCAATTTTAATCAGCTTGCCGTCGTCTTTGGCTTCAATAGCTTGCTTCGCCATTTGAGAAAAGCCCGATACTAGCCACTTAATATCATCAATCTTATCTTCTTTTACCGTTCGCGCAATATGGTTTACAGATTCCTCAGTAACATCTTGACCGCGTTCAACTAATTTTCGCATGTAATCAGCGAAATGAGTTATCGAGCGCTCGTTCTTTGGGATAAAGCCCGACTCAATGGCTTTAACTATCATCCCTTCATACTCTTGTGCCGTCTTTGTCTTAAGCTCGTTTACTTCAGACTCGTACTTTTGCTTTTTCTCTTGCTCAATGCGGGCGTTCTTTTCTTTTCTTTCTTGCTCTAACTCTCTTTGAGTCTTTTTAAGCTCATATTCGAGTGGGTTTCTTTCTCTTAAAATCTCATCTTGCACAACGGGAGCCAAATAGCTTTCAGCAAGCTGTCTAAATCTTTCAGGCCCCATTTTTTTAAGCAGTATCTCTTGAGCTTGAGAGTCGTCATCTAGCGCCGCCATAAATTGCTCAAGCTCTTGTCTTTTTTGATGTACTTGGTGGGCGATAGTTTCTAATTCTTGCTCACGCTTTCTTGCTTCACCAAAGCGCTTGTCAGCCGCCAATGCTTTTTGAATATACTTATCAGTCTCGGCGTCATCTAGCTCAAGCTCTACTTCTTTTTTATCAACAATAAATTTCTTTTTTACTTTAGGCTTGGGCTCTGCCTTTTCAGCGTGTATACCTTCTTTTTCGCCTTGAATCTCTGTACCATTTTGATTTGATTCTTCGCCGCCTGGATTACCTCTGTCATTTGCCGTCTGTACGTTTGGTGTTGTTACTGGCGCACTAGTTGTTGATGCTACTTCCATTTGTCTCCTATTGTGGCAATCCGCCTGATGCTGGATCAAACTGCTGACCACTGAGTGGATTTTCCGGCAAGTTTGGTTGTCCTGGCATAGGAGGAGCATTATTTAAATCTTGTGGCCCACCTTGAGGAGGCGGCGGTGCACCGTCTGGCCCTGGCATCCCTGGGGGCGGCATCATTGGTTGTGGAAACGGCGGTATTTTAAACGCCATAAGAATTGCTGGATCAGTATTCTGCCACACCTGCAAATGCTCGTTTACGTGTTGTTGCACGGAATTTACCAGCGCTGGGTCACGTCTTGCGTCTGGCCCGCTAAAAATAGCAGAATGACCATCAAGATGTTCTAAGTGCATGTCGCAGAACACAACCGGCACTTGCTCGCCACGCATTAGCGCTTCATTTTCTTGATCAATCGTAAGTTTTTTATTTCTTGATGGGTCAGTAAATGACTTTAAAGATCCTGTGTCTAATATCTCTGTGATTTGGGCGGGGCTTGTAACGGCACCTGGTATTGCTTGGTACTTATCAAGTAGCACCATTTTACCCGCCGTCGTATCTTTCATTGGGTTAGATTGACGACTAAACACGCGCTGCACGTCTTCAATGTCTTTCGCGCCGTATTCTTTCATCATGTATTGGTTATTAAGACCGACAATCATTCCAAGGCGTTTTTCTTTAGCGAAATCTTGGGTCAGCATGATGATGTCGTTTGCGTTATCTTCGACAAGTTTATTTGTTGAGCGCTGAAGGCCAGAGTTAAATTGGATAGACATTGATTGCAAAAGCGCCATTGCAGCGCCCGACATGTCTTTACCTTGAGTGTTGCCACGGGCTACACTATTGACTCCAGATATAGCTTCCATGCGGCCGATGATAAAGTTTGCAAGATTAAACCATTCGGGTGGGAGTTTATTCGTAACTAAAACTTGTGGCATTTCCTCAGACTCGATTTGAGTCATACCTTGAGCTATTTGATCAATATCAATGTTGCTGCCTGGTTTTGTCCAAATGCAGTTACCTGCCGACATATTCATACTTGTAACAGCGTATGAGATAAGCGAATCCATGACGTCTTGAAGGCTTAATAAGTCATTTGTATTTGAATAACCAAGAGGGGATAGAATTTGTTCGCATGGTGCAATGCGATTGCCTGGTAATTTTCTATATGGAATGGGCCCTGAAAAAAGAGTTACGTCACTTGTCACCCATTGAAACATTTTTCCAAACGGCAAAGCAGGTGAGCGTCTGTGATAAAACGTATAGACATCAATATCGCTAGAATCCCACGCACCATTGACGCTTAAGTCACCAAATCTAAAAATAGCATCTTTCTGCGTATCGCGGGTAACACTTAAAATCTTATCGGCTTTATCTGGATATTGAGCAGCTAAATCAAATTTGTTTTTTGGATCACGAACAATAATCCAATCGCGCTCAGTCCCATCAAGCTTTGTATAATCAATTACGACATCAAGGGGGGTTCTCGCACGAGAATAGACATCACCCTGTCTTACGGGTGCGCCTGTATTTGGATCAACCGCAACATCTTGGCCCTTTGTAATATCCCACTCATTAAACACCCAAGCAGAATCCATGATGAGTGAAATTTCAGTAGCTAGATAAGTATTCTCATCAACGCGCCCAGAGCGCCTGTAGTATTCAACAATGCCTTCAGCCAAATAGGCTTGGGCTTTACTTTTTGAATCTGTATTAGTAGCTACAATCTCAACAGATGGGCGGCTCTGCATCGTTAAAACTAAAAGATGCTGTACAAGATTTCTATACTCATTCGACATTAAAAAGGATAACTCGTTGTTATCACCGCCAGCAGAAACGTAGGAAGAATTGTGGCTGCCACGTTGCCCGTAGTAAGTATCGTAAGCAATGCGCCATCGAGAAAGTCTATCTGTGTTTAAAATCCAATCGTAATAATCATCAACACGTTTTTGACATTCTCGTGCTAGTTGATCATCAGGAAGTGACGCAAAATACTCTGTCATTTTTTAAACCCTAGCTTTAGTGAGAGGCTACTTAAGCGGGATGACACTTCTTTTAATTCTGTTTTTACTTCTTTTAATTCGCTGCCTGATTTATCGTCGACAACTTTAAAATCAAGCCACATCCAAAAACCACAAAGAGCGACCGCAAACATAAGCGCAACAGTCGATGGCCAATCGGGTAAAATAATCCCACGAAACGCCAAAGCCCCACATAGACCGTAGCAGAAGTATTCCTTTTTCATTATTGTTCGTTCCTTGGATCAATTAATTCTTGCGCCATTGCAAACGCCATGACCCACACATCACGTGTGCCGACTTTTTTCTTTGATAAAACTTTATTGTTTTGGATTTCGATAATCTCTGGCTGCCATGCGGGGAGCATGTCCATTGGTTCTGTTACATCTACAAGCCTGATATATTTTTCTACTGGTAACTGAGAGTCGTCTTGCCGCAAGTTTTTTGCCACGCGTTTAATTACCTTTTGTAATCTTCGCGGGATGTCGAAGGGATTTTACTTCAAATTAAATGCACGTTTCAGCGCATCTTTATTCTTCTTTGGCTTTTCAGTGAACCAGGTATCAGCAACAGCTTTGTTGTGATAAATCGGGATGGGATTCGTCTTCGTGTCGCAGTTTCTCACAAGATACATGAGCGACGCAAGAGCATCGTAATGGCCGTACTTAATTGACCTATCGAATTGGCTCCTTGAGTCATTCCATACACCATATCTTAAACAGCCAATTAACTGCACGCATTTTGGATCAACAATAATTTTACCTTGGCCTATCCAAATCCGCACTTGGTTTATCATCTGCTCGAGCGTGCCCTTGTCTGTCGGCTCGAAATAAAGCCCATGAAGCAGTGACAGGTCTTGGATAAGAAGCAGGTCGATGTCTGATATGCGCCTGATTTTAAAGTAATTATTGGGCGGGATCATTTTCCAACGTGTCTTATTGTTTTCGGTTAAAGACTCCCATTTCACATCGAAGTGCTCAGCCTCTTTTTCTCGCGTTCTTTCTGCAATCTTTTCTGTCGTCATCTCAGGGCCGTTAAGCGCAAACTCGTCTTTAATAACAAGAGCCCCACGCTGAAAGTCGTAATAACCAAACAGGTTCACGCTTAAATCTCTGACCCCAATATCAAGCGCGTCGTATTTAAAATAGTACGGGTAAAATTCGTCTCTTGGGATTTCAGCTATATATTTATCATTCCACTCAGGGATGAGTGCCGAGTCTGTGTCCACGACATCTAACGCCAAATACTCACGCTTAACGGTAGTTGATTTAATTGAATCAAAATTACCAGAGAGAAGGGCTGTAATGTCAGAGTCTGTTACCCCGTCTTCTTTTAAAAACATTTTAATCACATCAAGCGGGTACTCACCGTCAAAAATGTCATAGTGAGAATAATTCCCTTCCATCTCAGCAATGTTTGCCATCTCAGTAAACTCATGCGCGGGCGTTCTGGGTGGGCTTGAGGCAAGGATAAGTCTTCGGCCTTTTACTACTTGCCCATTTGGATCTAAAAGCTGTGGCATTAAAACGTCGTGCACTACGTAGTGTAAATCATCAATTGTGCCCGCCTCATCGACCAAGATTAAATCAGCAGCAGTCCCTCGGGCGTCATCAGCGTGTCCGTTATTTACGCCAGCCAAATGCAATTCACTGCCGTTTTTAAACACGTACATTGAGTCTTGTGCCTTCCACTCAGGGCGCAAATGCTCTGGGCACTCCTCAATTATCTTTTTCATTATGGGATGAACAATTTTGCGAAGGGCCTTACCTGTAGGCGCAACAAATCTAACTTGTGCGTTTTTTTGTGACAGGCATTTCATTATTGCAAGTGAGATTAAAAGAAAGGACTTACCAAGACGGCGACTGCATTTAATTACGTATTTAAATCTGTTAGATGCAGAGATTGCCCTTAGCATCTCTTTTTGGCATGGCTTTAGAGCGTAAGTTAAATCACCGTGCTCCCATAATAGTTTTACAAGTAGCGGCTCACTGTCTATGAGTGAATCAATGTTCATTAATCAAATGGTAAAATCACGCCTGACTTAGTTTTACGCCACATCTTAAGGCGAGACAGCGGCCCATCACCCTCTTCGTAGTACATAGACGCCCATACTTTTGTTGCTGCTTGCATTGCCTCAACGGACGGCACACCCTTGCCCTGAAGCTGTTGGACGACCGATAGTGTGTGAATGAAATAGCCAGTGCCGGTTTCTGAATCTCTCTCATTGATAATGCATTTATCTTTGTAACGAAGGCTAAACGTAATATCGACAACTTGGCGTGGAATACCGTCGTCACATATTAGCGTGCGACCTACGGCATCAGATAATTTTACTTCTGGTTTAACTACAAGTGGATCATGCGACATAACACCCCGATTACCGCACGGGATGTTACGGTTATTTATGCATCGGGATGTATGCTTTGATTTAAGTTATACTAATGTGTTCCCATGTAAAAAAATAGAGCTGATAAAAACAAAATACTGCCAAGTAAAAGCACGTTTTTAATAAAATACCAATTAATCATTTCACTTCCCTTTAATTTACTGGCAATTCAAAATAGACGTACTCGTCTGGACAGTTTGTACATTTTAAATAGATATCAGTGTAGTATTCTGGATTATCGTCTTCTTGCGAATATATCGAGTAAACATTCCCGCATGCATCACATTTTTTTTCATATTTCTGCCGCCAATCAAACTTAATATTTTCACAACCTTCATTAAACTTCATTTCCCCTCCTCAATCTTTTTAAGCGCATCGACCAACAACTTAAGCGTACTACCTCTAATAATAGTTGAAATAGCACCGCCCCATTCCATATTTATATCTACAGTTCTAATAACGTCTGATTTAAATTCTTTTAGCGCCTCTCTCGCCACACTCAATTTCTCTCTGAGCCGTTCCCTCTCATCCACATACTTCTTTTGCTGCTCCTCTATTAGCTTAATTGCCATAGCCGATTTGCAGCCACAATCATCGAAGTGTGTCGTATGGTCTGTGGTGTATGTCGGGACAGACTTAAGCGGGTATATGTCATCGTCTAGTTCGGTGGTCATTTAACGCCCCACTTCCATTGACACCCACCAATAGAAAAAAACCAACCAAAATAAACAACATTGCTTTCCTTAGCTCTGTCTTGAAGCGAGAAGCAAGTATTCTGGTCTAGGCTATAACCAACTATTGCCTCTAAAAAAAAAGTAAACCAAAAAATATTTCTAATCGTTTTAATTATGTTTTTCATCACCAATCCCCATCCTCCAATTTCACGGTTAAAAGTTTTGTGTGGGTTATTCTTTTTCCTCTATAAGCCCAAACGCTCTTGATACTTCAATTGGTTCTGGCTTTTTCCAATTCAATACTTGTCCAGTCTCCAAATCGATATCTAAATTAAATAGTCACCGTAGTGCTCACCAGGGAAAAAGCTCGGCACATAGTTCTCGTCTATTTCGGCAAGTTTTTGTCCGAGCATTCCTTTTAGTGTGTAGTGCCCACTATCACAAACTTTTACATGAACAGAAACGGCTTTTGCGGTTAGCGTTTCAACTATCTTTTTTGGTAGTTCCATTCTCTCCCCCGTTTAAGTCGTGTGGTTATTTGGATTTCTTAATTCCATAGCTATACTTTTTTCTAATTTTCATATCGCAGTCTTGATAATTAACTGGCGGATTTAGCCAATATTTATTTGGCTTAGTACCACACTCCACCGAGCATTCACCAAAGCTAGAACACATTGCCGCTACCCTACAAAGTTTAATCTTCTTACAAATATTGTAGTCGGTGAACGGGTTTTGGTTGAACAAAATCACGCTGGCAATAGCAACAATCACTCAATCCCCCTCATTTTGTTCTGTTAGAATTTTGGAAACTTGTTCGAGGACGGTCATAGCTCTCCCAAGTTATCAAACCATTGTTCGCATTCATTATTAAAAAAGCACCTACTTATAATATCTGGTCCTGTCAGCACCCAACCGTCATGCACAAGCATTCCAATTCGAAAAGGTAAGTTTGTTTCTTTGACGTTTAAAATTTCACCGTCGAAATCTTTTTTATCTAAAAAATTAATTCTAACGCCGGTCATTAAATCGCCTGTGTTTTTATTTACAAACACAAATTGTTTTATCTCACTCACATCACACCTCATAATTTTGCTGCGGGTTGGGGTCGATCCAACATTCCACCCTTAGCAGGGTTTACTTTTACCGCTTTAAGTTACAGCAGCTATTTAATTTTTTATCCTTGTGGGCTATGTTCCAATTCTCCATCCGTTCGGTTCGCCTGTAAGGGCTACTAGCGATTCAGACAGCCTAGATTCGAACTAGGATAGCCGCGCTTACACACACTTTTACACAAGGTATCCTCTTACGAGGAAAGTTATTCAAGAATAGACACTGTCGCAATCTGTTCTTCTTCATCACAAAGTGTTAGTCGTTTTACGTTGTATGTTATTTTAACGAGCTTGCCTTTTTCGGCTGCCTCTTTGAGCGTAATTGCCTGTGCTGTTTCAGTTACAAGCAAATCCTTGTCTTGATTGGACATGCTGCCTGTTCCACCGCGCATAACACCCAGACTTATGTCAGCTACTATTCTTTCAGGACAAATAAGCGGGGTTAACTTATGAATCTTTTTCACTTGTCCGATTACTTCCGTATCTCTCTGTGAATAACCACATCCTACGAATAGGGCGGTTACGGTTATTGCCATTATAGTTACTTGTTTTTTCATTGTTTCTCCTCCAATTTCTTAATATCAATCAAACGTGCTGAGTGAGATGTCTTATATGGAATGGTTTCTAGTCTGTGTTTAGGGCACCAAGAGGTTTCGGTGCAGTCAGCCTGCAAACTAAAAACTTCCGGCAATCCCTTCACATACTCAGTTAAAATCTGATTGCAGTGGTCTACTAGATGCCTAGTTTCCCTAGCTGTATCACTGCTATAGTTGTCATCTTGAAAATGTTCCGGTTTAAATAGGTTCATACCGACCACGACCACGACCCCGACCCCGACCCCGACCCCGACCGCGACCACGACCACGACCACGACCCCGACCCCGACCACGACCCCGACCACGACCACGACCCCGACCACGACCCCGACCACGACCGCGACCGCGACCCCGACCCCGACCGCGACCGCGACCGCGACCCCGACCCCGACCACGACCACGACCCCGACCCCGACCCCGACCCCGACCCCGACCCCGACCGCGACCACGCCCATTTTGGTTTTCGGTGTTGGGTTATTTTCATCCCTTAGCTCCGAATGATTCTATCGCCGACAATCGCACGTACCAATATTGCACATTCATTTTTTGGCAATCTTTGTATTTCGCAAGCGTCCATTCGCCTGTTTCATAAACTATTGCTGGGTCTTCAAGTTTTACGCACGTCTTATTTATGCCGACTAATTTTCCAGTGTAGAAATAATTAGCGCACATTAATGTTACTTGCTGACCGATTAAACTTAATAGGCCTTCTTTTTCGTTTTCCGTTACTAGTACTTTCACTTCTTGTTTCTCCTTTTTGTTAAAAAATTTCATAGTACTAAATCCTTGCAAAGCTCATCAAACGATGGTGATTCATTATGACAATAAAAGTAAGATTGTGGTGCTCTAGCAATGTGTTTATCCCACGCCTTCGCGAGCATCTCCATTGTCACACGAACTGATTTGGGTTTTGGTTTTAGGCGACGGCATTGTTTTGGGTGCGCATATCTGAATGTATTTGGTGCAACCAGTAATTTTAATCTATTTTCTTTTTCATCTACAGACGATACTTCCGCGATGTAAACTTGCCACTCCTTACAGAAATCAGGTGTGTACACACGAACACGGTCGCCTATTTTAAACCTATCACTCATATCTCCCTCTCATCAATAAACACGCAAAAAGCTAATCGCGTAATCGTCACGCAGGTTAATACTGCTAGGCAGTAGATGCACGACTTCATTAGATTTAAAATTAAGTTACTCATTTGCGGCTCCACTTCTTAAGTGCTCAATGATTTGGTCGCGTGTCCATCTTGGTGATTTTTTAAGTGCTGGCGTTGTGACGGCTTTCTCAAATGTCCATCGATGTTTATTCCTGCCACAAAGTCTTCCATATAAACACGAGACACTTAAGCCTGTTTTTTTAGATAGCTCGCGAAGAGTAAGCCACTCACCCATGTATTTGAAACGGACTTGCCCGCCGTTATCTGGATATAGATTAGGATTCATTATCACCCCATGAGGTAGGGGGATTACTTAAACGGTTGTGCTATCGCTGTCTGGTAAAGAGTCTGCCGTTTTTTCAATTTCTTTTTCTAGCGTGTACAGTTCTTTAATAAACCTAATCGAGCCAAGAAGTCTGTTTGTTCTGTATACTTCAATCCAAGTGCTTGCAATTTTTTCATGCACGTAAAGTTGTTTATTCTGCATGTTTTCACTAATTGAAAATTCATAATCGCCGCGCTTTATAATTGCGGTTAGTCCAAATGCTTGCACAAGATATGGCCCAATCTCGACAAAATCTATCCAGTCAAGAACGACAAGGCGTGAATACATGTCTTTTATATAGGCGTGATTAACTCGAAGCTTACGCGTTCGGTAGTGAAATGTGATCCATTGTAGTAGAGTCTTGACTCTATTCAAGGCGGGCAGGGCCTTTTGGATTAGAGACACTTAAGAATGTTTAGCTTGAAATACGAAAGAAATCAAAGAAGAAATAAAAGCACCCACAAGCATGCCAGCACCTGCGCCCCACATGCCTGATTTTACTTTTAAAGTAATAATATCCACATGAAGGCGGTCGAGTTTCTTTAATACTTTTTCATTATTGTCATCAAGGCGCTTAAGCTCACGTAAGACATGTTCTTTCCAATCGCCCCAATTGCTTTTATTGTTCTGATCCACTAACTAACTTTCCTTCTTGTTTTTCTTTTTCTGATTTTAATTTTCTTATAATTAAAACCATTTCGGTCAACTCAGATGCGGTTAGATACTGCTTTGGTGTTTCGGAAACGTCTTCTGTCGTGATTTTATCAGTGAAGCCTAAATACTGCTTAGATAAAAATATTTGCATAGCGACACTGCCTTTGTCTACACTCTCCCACATCTTTTGCCTTAATCTTGTGCGGAGCGTTGCCTTCCCTTTGGCTATTTCATCCGCAAAACGCCTGTCTAAAGTATCAACCGAGCAATTAAGAACGTATGCAATGTCAGTTGTAGGGCAGCCTAGAGATGCAAGTCTTTGTACTTGCACTGGGTCTATGGTTATTTTTGGTCTAGCCATTTAGCTCCGAGAATTTTTTACCGTCTTCACGCACAGCTTGTTTGCCTGTGTATTTTTCCCAGCGTTGGATTATGACATCGCCATATAAAGGCTCTATCTCCATGCCGTAACATTTACGGTTTGTTTTCTCACATGCAATGAGGGTGGAACCGGAGCCGAGATATAAGTCGACAACGCTAATTAAATCCTTTCCCCATCTGTCAAAAAACCATTCGTGCAGGGCCACTGGCTTTTGACTAGGGTGCACCCTTGCTTTTGTATCTTCTTTTTCAGTGCCAAAAATGCCAGAGAATTTAAATCTCCCTATCGCGTACTTGTGTCTATTTTTAGACCAGCAAAGCTCAAAGTCACCAGAAATCATTTTATCTAAATTTGCTTCAACCTTTTTATCCCATACCATCCAAGAGCCTTTTTCTGCCCCTGGTACGCGGCTAATAAAATTGTTCGCTCCCCAAATAAACATTTCTTTTGGTTTAAACTGAAAAATTGGGCTCGGGTCGTAATCAACGTTGTCGCCTTCTATGTCCTTAAATTTATGCTTATACGATTCGTTATTCCAGCGTGATGGCATAGAAGAATAAGAGCCATCTAAACAAATCCCGTATGGAGGGTCAGTGTATACCATGTCTGCCTTCTCACCACCCATCATCCGCTCTGCATTATCTTTCACAGTACAGTCATCAATAAGAAGTCTGTGATTGCCTAATATCCACAGCTCCCCGCGTTTTGTTTTTGCTTCTTTTGGCACTTCAGGCGTTTCATCAGTATCATTCTCATTTGGCTCTGGCTCTAACTGAAAATCTTTAATCCCGAGCAAATCCAAATCAAACGGGCCTAAGTCGCCTATGTCTAAGTGAATGCCTGACAAATCCAATTCCGCCCAACTCGCAATTGCGTTATCACTTTGCAAAAACAAATACTCTTGTTCTTGTGACTCAAAGCCTTGATAAACAACCGGCGCTTCAGTCCACTTATTCTTTTCAATTGATTTTAGCGTGCCGTGTCCTTTGACAATGTAGCCAGACAATTTACTGATAACAATTGGAGCGCGTATTCCTTGATAGTCTAGAATCTGCGCGAGCCTATCTATCTGCTCGAATGAGTGTTGGTTTCTATTCTTTGGATGAGGTTTTAAATCAGTTACTTTTACTAAAGCGTCGTACTTGCAATGGATGTTCATTCATTAATTCTATTACAGGAAATGGTCACGACCGCAATTGTGCAACCGCGTCACTTCTTAATCGCCCTACCAATCGCCTCATAGCAATCGTCCAAAGTATGGACACTAGACGGCTTGTCCTCGATGAATTGGGATAGGGTGTAGCCGAGGGCGTTGGCTATGCGGGCTGCGCTTTCGAGTGTAGGGGCAAATTTACCGCTTAAATAACCGTCTATTGATGTGCGCTCTACACCGCTGATTTTACTAAGCGTGGCTTTGGCTATGTTGCCGGACTTGATTTGTGCCCGAAGGCGCTTAACGAAAATTGTCACTTCTTTGGTCATGTGTAATTACACTACTTATATGAATAATAGTTTACTTACCATACGCGTCGTGTTATAACGTACTCACTCGCCGTACACTTATCGGCTGATGGGAGTTAGATCATGAGCAAGCCACAAGAAAAGATTGATTGCGAAAAATGCCAAGACACGGGGCTGATTGACGGGGAAGGCTGTCAGGCGTGTTGTCCACATGAGTATGATCCAGACTCAGGCGGATATTGCTTAAACTGTCCGGCAAATAGGTGGGAGGACGGCGAATGAAACAGACTAACAAATTTAATTTGCCCGATGCTATAGCACGCGCAGTAGCTAATGACCCATATACCAACGGCGGGGCTGACTATTCTATCTCGGCTCTTCTTAAACCTGCGCGCATTGTTGCATTAGAGAAAAAGCATTGGGACGAATTAGAAGAAGATGTAAGCGACCGCATTTGGTCTATGTTCGGCCAAGCTGTACACGTCATTGCAGAACGTGCGAACGAAAAAGGAATTGCCGAGCGTAGACTTTTCATTGATGTCGATGGCAAAAAAGTTTCTGGCGGAATGGATTTGTACCATGGTGATGGCATCCTCACTGATTACAAAACGACATCAGTTTACAAAGTAAAAGACGGTGTGCCGGATGAATACGTTAAGCAGCTTAATTGCTACGCTGAGATATTACGTCAAAACGGACACGAAGTTAAAAAACTAGAGATTATAGCGATACTAAGAGACTGGTCGAAACTTGAGGCTTTACGGGATGGGAACTACCCTCAGTCTCAAGCAATGCGGTTAGAAGTGCCCGTTTGGGAGTCCACTCGGGCACTAGGTTTTATTAAGACGCGAATTGCTTTGCACGAAGCTGCAAAAGTTAATTTGCCTGAGTGTTCAAGTGAGGACAGATGGGCGCGCCCTGATACATGGGCTGTAAAGAAAACGCCAGACGCCGCACGTGCTACTCGAGTGTTTGATAATGAGGCCGAAGCCACAAAGATGGCGACACAAAATAAAATGCACTTAGAGTTTAGACCAGGATTAAGTCCGCGGTGTGAGGCGTACTGCGCGGCAAGTAAGTTTTGCGAACAATTCAAAGCAATGAAGGGGACGAAACAATGAGCAAAGAACTAGCAACAATAAATACCGACGCAATTGAAAAAGCCTTAATAAAGGGCGACCTGTCTGGCCTGACTCCCGAGCAAAAAGTTAGCTACTACAATAAGGTTTGCGAAAGCGTTGGATTAAACCCATTCACAAAACCTTTCGACTACATAGAGTTTAAGGGGAAACAAATACTATACGCACTTAGGGCCTGTACCGAACAGCTAAGAAAAATTCACGGTGTTTCTTTGCGAATCACATCACGTGAAATGATAGGCGACGTTTACGTTGTTACCGCACAAGCAAAACTTGGCGAGCGTGAGGATGAGTCTACGGGAGCGGTGCACGTGAAAGGGCTTGTTGGTGAAAACCTGGCAAATGCTTACATGAAAGCAGAGACAAAGGCCAAGCGCCGCGTGACTCTCTCTGTGTGCGGCTTGGCGTTTTTAGATGAGACAGAAGTTGAGACTATTGCCGGTGTAAAGCATATCGATGTACTCACAGGAGAGAAAAAGCCGGAACTAAAATTGGTTGAGCAAAACGAAGATCCTGGCGAGTACGTAGTACGTTACGGAAAAAAATACGTGGGTAAGAAGCTTAAAGACATTGATGATGGGGATCTAACTAATTTTATGGACTGGATCGAAAAAGAGGCGAAAAAACCGCTCTCTGATATGGCTCAAGAATTTTATGACGCCGCTAATAAGTATATAGATACTTGGAACTAGTTAAGAATTTTTAGCTAAATAGATGAGGCCGCCACGCCGATACGCACTAATGAGGTTGCGTTAAAAAGTTTTTGTGCGTGGCAGCCAAATAATGGCAGCGCTAGGGGGTAGTTATCTCTTAGCGCTGTTTTTTAAGGCGCCGCGCCCGCAAGTGGGGTGTATGTGCGGAAAAGGTTTACCGAGACTTTTAATAGTGTCGCCGACAAACTCATTGAAAACCTTCGACTACGTGGAAGGCCACGCACCCACAAAGTGGCCATCTCGCCGCTTAATCACTTACGTAAAACATTTGGGACAAAAAAAATTGCCCTAATTAAAGACCATATGTTTTGGGATGATCACGTCCCGCGCGCAAGACTTGAAAACCCTAACCGCAATTTAAACAAAGATAGAAAGCTTTTTATTCAAGTTCTGCACTATGCGTACTACCTGGGTCTTATCTCAAAGGTGCCCGGCAAAATTGCAAAACCAAATCAGACAAATGAAATAGGCCGTGAAGTTACCGACGAAGAATTAGCCTTGCTATTAAAGCACGCGACCTTAAATTTGCGCTTTCAAATTCTTATTGCTGTAAATACTGGAATGAGAAAAGGTGAGGTTTTATCTATCAGATTTGATTACTGTGACTTTGAAAGAAATATTATTTTCCTGCCCAAAGAAGTGACCAAGACAAAGAAAGGGAGGGCTATCCCCATTACAAAAGAATTGTCTTTTGAGATTCAAAAAAGAAATACCGGAAAGTCAGCTTTTTTATTCCCTTCCCAACGCACAATGAATCAGCACCAACTAGACAATAAAAAAGTGTGGCAAAAAGCGAAGCGGCTAGCGGGGGTGAATTGCAGATTTCACGACCTAAGGCACACCGCCGCAACGCGTAAGCTTAGGTCCGGCGCCTCCATTCACATGGTGTCTTTGGTACTTGGCATGAGTGTGAAAATTCTTACTTCAATTTATCAGCACTTAACGGTCGAGGATTTGCGGGCAACGGCAGTAAGCGGTGGAATATCGTTTTTGGATAAATAAAGGCCCCCTACCAAGTGAGGTCGGCAGAGGGCCAAGCATCCAAAGGCTGTCTGAATTTCCCTTGTTTAAAGCTGATTGTACTGATTATTTATAATAGCGCCCGACACCATGCGTAATATTACCCGCCGGTCGGGATGTACCCGACGGGTGTTTTATGCTAGTGCTTTATTTTTAACAGTGTCATCACTGCTAAAATGATCGCACTAATGGCCCCGGCAATGGTTGCTAGGGTTTCTAGAAGAGCCGCTTTCATTTTTTTTAGCCTTTCTCGGGATGAGTTAATGGTTATGGGGAAAAATGGGGGCGGCTCGGCCTCTTTCTTTCAAAGTCTTTACCCTGTCCCCCTATCACCCAATCAGGTGCTCATCCATCAAAAGACAGGAAATTTGACTTTCCAAGCAAATGGAGTGAAATACCTAAATTAAGCACTCGCTGCTATTTGAGTTGAACGCTCAAAAAGCAGTTAGATAAAAGGACAGGGCAAAACCCTTGAAAAATTTTATTCTCTTCATATTTCAAAGAACGCAATCCGCGCTTTCGCTCGGAAATTTTGGCGTCCCCAACGAGATTCGAACTCGTGTCCACACCGTGAAAGGGTGTTGCTATAAGTTTTTAAAAACGTTCCTTGTAAGTGTAAAAAAAGTCGGTGGGGGTAAGCGAAGCGGCTTGCCCCCATTTTTATGCTTATCGTCGAGTAAGCGCAATAACCTAAATATTATATTTTTCACACAATTCCTAAGCGTTCAGAACGAACATGGCGGGGTACGGTTAAAGGGTAGGGTCAAAAATATGATCCAGTACCTCGCCATAAATTTATTGGATGACGTCCATGCTTGATTACGTACTAGCAGCGTGGGTGTTCAGCTTGATGTTTTTAATTGTGATTTTGCAGCGAAGAGTTTGGAGATAAGCATGGGCGAGGAAAAAGATCATATCAGAATTCACATTCCAAATTGGACAAAATACAATTCGGACTCAGAACGCAATAGACACCCCAGTTGGTTCCTTTTAATCAACTCAACACCCATTTCACACGGTTTGATAGGCCTTACACCCCAACAAAAATGGGTTTGGATCTGTTTATTGTGTGAATGTTCACGAAAAAATGCTGACACACTACACCTAAGTTTGCGCTGGCTTTCCAATTTTTCTGGCGTAAATAAAAGTGATATTTTGAAAGCGTTTGAAATTCTTCAAGAAAATGAATCGCTGTCAGTTGACTGTCAGAGCGCTGTCAAACAACCGCCGGAGAATTCGCTACATACAAACAGACAGACAGACATACATACAGCATTTGATTTTGATATTCTCTACAAAGCCTATCCAAGAAAGATCGGAAAAACCGCCGGTATCAAGACCGCACAACGTTCCATAAAAACAGAAGAAGAATACCTATCTTTAAAAAGGGCCATCGAAAATTATGTCGTTCTTACGCGAGAGAGTGAGCCCAAATTTATTAAGCACTTTTCTACTTTCATGAATTGTTGGCGTGATTACGTTGAAATTGAGGTGCCTACAAAGTCGAATCCGAATCAAGTGCTTGATGACGATGAATTAGCCGCAATTAAGGCTGGGGGGTACACGTGAGCGCACAACCACTACAAAGCTTCCAAGAGTTAATGCAATATGCGAAAGAATTAGCGGCAGATTTGTTTCGGTGTGATTTTGGCATTCAGTTTTTAGACGACGCGCTTTTAGGTTTACGTGCCGGGGAAACAACCCTCATTGGCGCTAGAAGCGGGTCAGGCAAGACGGAGCTTGCAACGCGTATTTTACAAACACAAGAAGAAGCTAAGGCCCGCCCGGTGCTTTACTTCGCGCTTGATCACGAAAAAGGGGAGATAGAAAACCGCATTTTGTGGAAAAAATTATCACAAGAAATTAAACGAACAGTGGGGCACCCGCTACACGGCAAGTATTTGCGCTACACAGAATGGTTAAACGGGGCTTACACGGAATCACTAGGAGACATGCAGCGCAACCTAAGGCTCCGCTATAGCTACCTAAACTCAACAAGCGAGAGCCAGATTGTTTATTCTAAAAACAACTATACAGCGCAAGGTATTTGTAAAATCATCGAGGAAACAGCCAGATATTATGGGCTAATAATTATCGACCACTTTCACGCCCTTGTTTTTAACGGCGATAGAATGCAAGCCCAGCGCGACGCAATGAAGCTGATTTGTGAGTGTGCAGAAAAAACTAATAAGCCAATTTTAATTATGGGCCAGTTTAGAAAAAGAGCGGCTACAAACAAGTGCCCTATACCAGACTTTGAAGAGTTTTCCGGCCCAGCGGATTTGTATTACCTACCACAAAACATAATCGTGCTTGCTGCCAACACGGAAGAATCTGCGGCTATGGGAGAAACTTTTTTTCATATTACTAAGTCGCGATTAGCGTCTGATGCAAAGCCGTTTGTGGGTGTTCACCACTTTGACACTGAAACAAAGGGCTACTCAAAAGATTATTCGGTAAGGCGGTTTGTATCGCATGGGATGCCAATCAAGATAGATAGACCGCTTGATTTACCGAAATGGGCACACGGGGCAACAAAGCCAAAAATATACCAAACTGAAAAACCAGTGGGAATTTATACAGAGTAACTAATAAAACAGAATGCATCCTGATTTACAACTTGAAAGCGTAGTACTCGCTCAGTGCAAAGGCCTACTTGCGGCGCTTAAGCACCAGGGCAAATTGACCTATAGACGCATTCACTCGGTCGCAATACCACGGGGGGATTTTACAAAAGGCATGGGCCGGTTTTCTAAAAATAAAGACATGGAAGGAATAAGCGATCTGGTTATATTTTTACCCGCAGGCACCACACTTTGGGTTGAGTTAAAACGATCTGACGAAAAAAAAGGAAAGCAAGACGATGCCCAGATTCGCTTCCAAAAAGAAATTGAGGCCCACGGCCACCATTACCGAATTGCGCGCAACGTAGGCCAGCTAGAAACGATATTACAGGCATTTGGAGTTGAGACACGGACATGGATTAAGTGATTTGACGACGATACTAACAACGCAGCGGATCATAAACATTACTTGGGGGTAATTAAATGGGCAACACGCTAACGGTCTTATTTGATGAAAATAAGCGCTTCACACCTGAGCACAGGCTTTGGTTTCAGGTGCTTGCTACATACGTTCTTGAAGCAAAAAATAAATGTAAGCCAACCGACAGGAAATGTCGGCAAGGTAAAATGCAGATTCGATCAGACATCGCCCACCCCTGGACGAGATACATTTGTGACATGCTTGATTATGACTACGAAACTTTCAGAGATCGAGTCTTAGCAATACTCGGTGAGTCTTGCCCTATTCACGGGCCAAGCCCAACTATTAAGACGGGGTTAGGGACTAAATGATTGCCTTACGTCGGGATGCGGAGGGCATGACTGACGTTCCTATCCCTCCAAAATTTATGGACAATAATCCCGATCTAAAAACTTACCTAGACGCTGTCGCCAAACGCCAAGCGTATAACCACAAAACAGGCATTGTTAATATTGCAATCATCTTACAGCTTCACGATGATATAGCCCGCATCGTAGAAATGGTGCGCATATGCGAAGTGGCTCTTCACTCAATAGATGCAATCGGTGAAATGTACAGTGAAGAACTACAAGGCGTAAACGCAGCCGATATGTGGCGAAAAGCTGCTAGGGCGAGAATGGAAATCGCAAATCTTGCGCTCGATGGGTCTAGCGCTCATTGGGGAGATTTTGAGGGATTGTCAAAAACTAAACCAGAAGGAGATGATGATGACAATAACTGAGATTCAAAATGAAATTGCAAAGCGCAGAAAATTCTTGGAAGAGAAAATTGCCGAGATAAAAAAAGAAGACGAGGCATTTCAAAAGTGGATGCTCGAGGCTGTTGGCATTAACGAAAGAACGCCGCTAGCCCCAGAGACAATCCTGACAGTGATTGAAAAATTCATGCCCAAAGACAAATGACGCTATATAGGTTTTTAGACGAGTCTAAGCTTTGCTTAAGAATTAGGCGCTCGCCAAGAATGTCCGCTGCTTTTATAGCATCAATAGAAGATGTGTTTTTAATAAACGAAAATAGCGGAATACATTTTTACGGATACGGGAAAACATACGAAGAGTCTCTGCGAAATTACGTTGAAAAAATAGAGGGCAAAACACTCAGATACTACGCTAGTGAATTTCTTGTGCGTGATGTAGTTGTGCCAGCTAATCTAACAGTGTAAACGGCAATCACACCAAACACAGCGTACCTAAACGGATAATTAAATATTGCTGTGGCCGCAATGCCAGACAGTACAGAAAAAGCTAAATGTTTTTCACCCTCATAAAGCTTTCGCATCGTCTTGCAAAAGAGAGTCGCATACAAAACTAAGCCAACAACGCCAAGCTCAAATAAACACTGTAGCCAGTCGCTATGCATCGTGGGCCAATAATGCCCCTCGCCACTCATCGACATCATAAAGTTATGCTTTGCTTGCATTTGTGGCGACATCACCTGAAAAGTCCCAAGTCCTGTACCAAAAAGTATCATGCCCCTATTCCACCACTCGGACATAAATATTTTGTACGCTTCAAATCTGCCTGCTGAATCAAATAAAAGACTACCGCTTGAGATGAGTCCGCAGAATAAAGATGCTGCGCCGACAAGCACAAGCCATTTTAAAATGTCCTTCCCTCTAAACATGCATATTAAATGCGCGGACAAGGAAACGCAGAGAACGCCTATTGGGATGCTGCTTAGTGAAAGTGTCACGGCAAGGATTATTATACCAAGCCCTGCCCACGCCCTTTCTTTTACGGCGCTACCAGCCCCAAGTGCTATGAGACAGCCATTCATGCTGGCGTTTAAAACAAATCCTGTGTAACCGTGATTGCCGTATGTAACTCCAAAAAATATAGCGTTAAAAATAACAAGGCATGCGTTTGAAAGCGTTAGTAGGTAAACACCCGCATTAAACCAGTATTCACCAAACACTTTAAAAAGATGCTCTGAAATAATTATGACTGTTAGCACAGACAAAATTCCCCAGAGAGACGTGCACATTAGTGCTTGCTGAATTGGTATTGGGGCAAAGGGATAGCGTTTAAGTGCAAGGACAGAGACGCCAGACAAAAGCGTGTAGAGAAGCGTAATTGATGCAAGCCAATTTCTATTAAAGTACTTGGCCGCAATAAAAAGCGCAGCGATACAAAGAGATAACCACCAACAAGATACGCTCATTTATTATTTTGTTTCGAGTGCTTTAAGTCTGAGTAATAGGACTTTGATTTTTAAGCAGCGCAGTGGGAGCCAACCTAAAAGCCCTTTGCGAGATGCTACTTTGTATAGTTTTGCTAGTAATTCTTCACGTGATTCTAGTACCATTTTCTCTCCTAGTGTGTGGCCCATCGGCCGTTAAGATAAGTTTGAATTGATGATCTATCGGTTGATCCAACCGCGGTGTTGTACATAAGCGCTTCACCAATATCTATTTCAGCGCATTGAGTAGCATCGTAATTGCACCCAATTCTTAGCGCTGCTGGAAAGCCTGCAAAGTTACCGCTCGCAAGCGATGTTTCAGCGCCGTCATTAATGCTTATATAAATGCTGCCGCTATCGTGTCTTACGTGCGCTATGTACCAAGTATTTGCCGCGATAGTTTTTGTGACTTTTTGACCACCGCCGTAATTTTCAAGTCCGACAAGCGGTGTAGACTTCAAATATAGCGACATGTTGCCGCCTGTTTTTTCCGTAAAAATTGGATCGTTTGAAAAACCGTCAGCGTTGTTAGAGCCAAATGATTTAGCTTGAAACACGTACCAAGCTGAGAAGCTCGCAGCGCTTACAACGTTTGTAATCGCAGAAGGCCCGTCTAATCTATCGTTAGTACCGTCGAATCTGACGACATTCTTGCTGTTTTGAATCGAGTTTTTTACAAGCGGGGGATTTGTGCCCTCTGTCATGTTGTATGCGTTAGAGGATTTGTCTTTCCAACATTTTACTGCGTTGCCGTCGCTCGATGCAGGCGTTGTACAGCCTGTGTCGGTGTAAAGTTTTGCGCTGTCAGAAGCGTCAAGCCAAAGCGTAAGACCAGATACATCACTAGGCGAAAAAACAGCTACGTAAGTGTAAACACCCGTTCCGGTGCCAGTCTGGCTGTCCGAATTTGTAACAATAATATCGACAGCGCCAGCAGCGTGAGCGCCGCTTGTACAGGTAATAGACGTTGAGCTTGCGACATTTGGACTAGTGCAAGTAACACCACCTACGGTTACCGTAGCGCCAGTGATAAATCCAGTACCAGTAATTGTGAGTGCGTCACCGCCAGCGGTGCTACCAGAAGTAGGACTGACGCTTGAGACTGTGGGCGCTGCTTGATAGGTGTACGCGTTACTTAAAGTACCTGTCTGCGCGTCTGTGTTTGTAACTGTAACAGCGTAAGTGCCCGCTGATTTAGAAGGCAGCATGCAAGACAGAGACGTTGAGCTAAGTACGTTTGGTGATGTACAAGCTGTACCGCCAACGGCAGATGTGGCCCCAGCTAAAAACCCAGTACCAGTAATGGAAAGGCTTGTGCCGCCAGCAAGTGCGCCGGCAGTTGGTGACACGCTTGTTACTGTAGGCGCTGGGCTTGGCACTGGAGGGGGAACATATCCGCTACCTGTAGTAGTGGGTGGGTGTATTAAACCGCCAATACACTGCCCGCCAGTACTGTGAATATGTGACGCCTGTAAATTTACAGCAAGCGCCAATGTCAGCGCTAAGATAAAACGCATTTACCACACCATAAGTTTAAGATTGCCGCTAGTAAGCGAGGACGCTTCTTCAGATAAAATAAATAGGTATTTAAATACCGACACGTCGTCAAAAGTAGCTGTACCGCCAGATGCTACGTAAAGCTTTTCAGTGCTTGATGCACTTGGAGCCCCAGAATTTTCTGATGTCAAAATTGAGATTGCTCCCTGCACGGTACTGATTGCACCAATATGCGAGTATCCTTTTCCATCTAAATCCCACATCACATTACTGTGATGAATACCGTCACGAGCTTTTGGCACTACAGGGATAATGCTAGAAGAGTTAGGCGTAATGTTGATGCTTTTTGGTTTGTTGAAGTTTGGTCTTACTTCCCATGCTCCAAAAAGAAGAGGCAGGCAAAGTAGAATTGCTAGTTTGGTTATTTTTTTCATTTATCCCCCTAAATGCTTTTTAATTCCGGCATACACGCAACACCGTTGCATGCTTGTGCTAGATGCCCATTGTTTTTATCAAGCTTGTGTTGCTCAATTGCTGCGACAAGTTTTTCTTTCAAAGAAAGTGCTGCGCCATCACGTTGGCCCTTTGGAAGTCCACCAATCAGGCCAATGATGTTTTGCACAATCGCTACAATTTCAGGTGCGTGAGCAAGTAAATAGAGGATGATCGAAATCCATGTCATATTAGGACACCAACGCTTTCGCTACGTCTGAAATCACAACAGCAAGCGTTCTTGCAAAAAGAACTGGGTTTTCTTTAGCTTCATCGTCGATTAAATTTAATTGTTGTATGTGCGGCAGTAAGTCCCCAATAAATGCAGTTCCTAATGCGACTACCTCGCTAAATTGCAATCCATCATTAGCTGCCTTTTTGATTTCACTAACGGCTTTGGTTACTACCTGAAGCACTTCATAGGTATTTGCAGATACTTCTACTTCGATTTTTTTTACGATCATGGGGCACCCCGATTAAATGACATCGGGATGAATGTCTGGTTATTTTTTTGCTGCTTAACTATCCATTGGCAGATAATAAGGCGGCATAATACAAGCTACAAAATCTTTTCTAAATCTAATTGGCTCAAATTTAATTGAAGCCCCTTGTGCTCTTGCGATCTGGGATGTGGTGACGTTTCTACCGCCGCCGGACGCAGAAATCATAACTCTTTGGTCTATGCAAAATCCTACGTGAATGATTCTCTCACGTGAACCGTAGAAAGCAAGACTGCCAAGACCGAAATAGTTAAGTGCGCCATTTTTAACAAAATAATCGTACAAGTCATGTGCTGATTGATCACCCTTTGGATCAATACCTGCTTTTTCAAGTAATGCTTGTGCAAATCCACTGCAATCATACCCTTCTGGCCCTTCGCCCCCCCATATATAGGGCTTGTTATAGAAGGTTAGTGCGTAGTCGTATAATTCTGTGAGTGACTTAACGCTCATTATCGGCCCGCCCTACCCTTAGGATTAAACTCCCATCCAGAAGGGCTTTTAGTTACTTGTGATGGCATTTTTTCTCTGAGATTGTCCCAAATATGTTTTGCCGCTGGTTCCATGGAATATGGGTCATCAGATTTAATCGGATTCCCCTCTTGCAGTAAAAGGTCATACATTTTTTTACCTAGCCCCTGTCCCTGCATATCTTTGTTTATGTATGCCGCTTTAATTGCGTTTTCGTCATCTAGCCCGATATGTCCTAAAACTTTTTTGCCTTGAACCAGATATTTTTTATTTGGTATGTTTTCAAGTCTGTAGTTGTACTCTTTTTCGGCCCAAGGCATTTTAAATTCACTAGCGTCCTCAGGAGATAAGTGTTCAACCCCTGGCCGTATTTTTCTTTTTCTTAGCTCATCTAAGGCCATTAGCGCTATTTCTTTGTTGGCTGGCTTCATGCTTAAGCTCATAGAACCCATTGCCTCAGCATCATTAAAAATACCGGGCGGCGCATGGAGTTTTTCTTGTAAACTATTCTTAAATTGATCTTGTTCGTCGGCTACGCCGTCTAATTTTTGCTTTAGGTCGCTAAAATATCCCATTAGTCCTCTCGCTCCATTTTCATTCTAAACTCTGGATCTTGCTGCGACATTAAGTAGTACGTTGCTGCAAAACTGTTTTCACCACGCTCTGCCGCTGCTTTTAGCGGCGCTTCGTATGGTGTGCCGACAATTCTTTGCAGTGTGCGTGCGCGATCAATTTGCTGAGACTGTGGGCCTCTATCTTT